GACGATGACATGGACAAGGACAAGGATGTGTGTTGGACATACTAACGTAGGAGAGACATATGGAAATGCTCACAGGTTTATTTGAAGGAAAGGACTGGTTTGCTATCGCAGGGCAGATAGTATTAATTGCCACTACTGTCACTGGTGCATTACCGGATAAAGTAGTCGCGGGAATCCCGGTGCTTGGGAAACTGTGGCCTATTCTTAACTGGCTGGCAGGGAATGTTTTTAATAACGTGAACCATCCAAAAGGCATGAAGGCTATAGAAGATGTCGAAAAAGAAATTGATGAGGCCAAAGCTAAGGTTAGCAGGCGTGTGGGGATTAGTGATACTCTCGACGGGGTGTAGCATCGCTTACGACTTGGTTGCTCCGGTAGCTAATTTCGGACTCGGGCTTTACAACGCCGACACCTATGTGACCAAGGACTGCCAATGGTATGAGCCAGTCTGGTTTTCTAAAGAGACAAAAGAGTGGTTAAAGAAAGCTGATCCGCCGCCAGTTGTAATCTCTGACATAGGAAAAGTTTCTTACAATAATGATCTAGCCTTAGAACTTTGCGAAGACAAAGAAAAGGAGAAATGAGATGCCAAAAGGAATGGGAACTTACGGAACCAAACGCGGACGACCACCAATTAAACGAAAGCCAAGAAAGACTAGCAAGCCTAAGCCTAAAGGGTAGACTGCGGAGATAACAGGTGAATCTTATAATTGCTTTGATGCTGGTTTCCCTGTTGGGTTTAGCGGGTTTATCACAGGGGTGGGAAGGGGAACCTTCAGATGATGTGCCAATCAGATGGAAGATTGAAGAAGGCACTGGAAGCATCATCGCATTGTTCAAAGGTGTTAAATATAAATACCATGTCGAAAACATTCTCAAAGGCAAAGACTGCCTGATCCCAACATCTGGTCGGATGCTCAAATGGTCTTCAGGTGACAACGGGCAGGGAGTATGCTATTTCACAATGAAGACACCGGGCTGGGCAATGTGGGAGAACTGTAGCGGATGGACATGGCTCGGACGAAGGATAAAAAATTATGGCAAACATTAATCTGACAACAGGGCGGATGGTCAACTTAGGCAGGGGCATTGACCGCACCGATCAAAAGAAACCGAAGTACAAGGTGACGACCACTGGCAGTACAAATAAAAATACACCTGAGTGGAATGCGGCCTATGACAAGAAGATGGCACTGCACAAAAAACAGGTAAAAGCTAAGAAAGCGTTTGACGCTTTGCCTGATAAGGACAAAAAGTTTTTCTCCGAGTAACCAAAATCAAATAAGGTAGACCTATGAAACTGGAAGACTTAAAACAAGACCCAGTCAATGCAAGAAAGCACACGCCTCGAAACATCGCAACGATAGTCAACGCGATTCAAGAGATCGGGTGCGCCCGTTCAATTGTCATCGACGAGAACGGAGTCATCCTCGCAGGAAATGGAACCTACGAAGCACTAGTCGAAGCCGGGATCAAGAAGGTCAGAGTGATCGAAGGAATTGGCGACGAGATCATCGCAGTACAACGCACCAACCTCACCGACACAGAAAAAGCACGGCTCTCCCTTTACGACAATCAATCATCCGACCTTGCAAGCTGGGACGCAGAGGTCATCGAACTGTTGAGCAGTATCGACAATATCTTCGACAACATATTCTCAGACAAGGAATTGAAGTGCATGTTGAACGAGGAGATCGAAGAGTCTGACCCTGCCGAACCATCAGGCGGAGAGAAGAGTCCGGTCACTTGTCCAAAGTGCGATCACGAGTTCACCCCATAATAGGATTATTTATATGAGCGGTTACAGCAGTGAGCGTGAAAGAAAAGTAAACCACGAACATAAGCAACTCCTGAAGCAAGGCGCAAACCCTGACGCGGCGCGGATAGTCGCCAGAGAGATTGTGAAGAGTAGTGCAGGAAGGGATCAACGCCGTGCAAGCAGAAAGAAGCAAGGAACCAAAACGAAGTTACGGATGTCGTTTAGTAAAAGGAATGAGGACGACACGCCGATCCCGAAACCAATTGAAGATCACAGGTTTTACTGATGAGCGCAGAAGATCTTATCCCATATGTACCGGGGCAGACTGGCAACCCACTAGGCAGGCCGAAAGGTTTGAAGGATGGGATAGGGGCGCACTGCCGACGCATGCTGAAGAAAGATTTCACGATGGTAGAGATCATCAGGAAGTTGAAGGACAAAGGCTTCGACCTGTCCGACGGTTCAACATCCGAAGCAATATCCGCCGTGTTGATCGCCAAGGCTTTGACCGGAGATCTCACCGCTATCCAAATGCTGGAGAAATACGAGCTTGACCTACCGAGCCATGACCCGAGTGTTGCGCCGAATGTTTCGATCACGCTGGTGCAGGCAAAGACAAGTGAGAACGCTGGGAACGTCGCAAGGAAAACAATAACAATTAACGGGAGAGAGATCCCGGTTAACATACAGGAGCCAAGTGAATAGAGCCGAAGCGTTAAGCAAGATATCTGTTTTAACAAAGTGCGGTGACTGCAAGGACGCTTCAATGAACTGTTGCCACGATACTCATTGCGTCGAAGTCGAGAAGGCATTTCCTCACATGGAGTTTCAGAAGGGCGAGAACCCGAAGGCTCGGTTCCTGCTTGAGAATGGTTGCAGTGTCCCGCCGCACTTCAGGGCATCGTGCAGCATCCACACTTGCGACCGATCAAAGTTTAAGGATACAAACTTCAGTAGGGTTTTCCATAGGTTGCTCAAACATATAGAGAGAGATCCCAATGCAAAACAAAGATAGCAAGCTGACGACCAAGTGCAGATTCTGTGACATAGAGATGGAGCCCCACATCCAGCATAGGTGCGCCGCGATGCTTCGGGACAGGGAAGCTGAGATTAAGAAAGCACAAGAGAAAAACACAGACAAAGGAGAACAGTGAGTGTATCGGCAGATTTACAAATCCCTGATGTCTTCAATGAGTTGTTGGAGCCGTCGCGTTACAAAGCGTATGAGGGAGGCAGGGGTTCCGCCAAGTCAATGTCCTTTGCCAAGGTTCTACTCGCCAAAGGGACGTGGAGTCCTCTCCGCATTTTGTGCGCTCGTGAAATACAAAAGTCGATTACGGAATCGGTAAAGCAATTACTTGACGACGAAATAGAGGGCATGGGTTATGAGTCAGAATATCATTCGACGAAAACTGAAATACGCGGCAGCAATGGTTCAAAGTTTTTGTTCCACGGGCTGGGAACTCTTACTGTCGATCAGATCAAATCTTTTCAAGGGCTCGACATTGTATGGATCGAGGAAGCGCAAAATGTTTCGGCGCACAGCTTGGAAGTGCTTATCCCCACTATCAGGAACCTCGGCTCGGAGATCTGGTTTAGCTGGAATCCATGCAATGCCTCAGACGCAGTTGACCAGCTATTCAACGGTACGATCACCCCATCTGATTGCATACACAGGAAAGTATCGTGGCGAGATAATCCGTGGTTCCCAGAAGTCCTCCGAAAAGAATTAGAATTTGACAGGCTACATAAGCCACAAAGATTTAATCATATTTGGGAAGGGGGCTATGAGCCACAGGTCGTCGGGGCGATATGGAACATGGAAGAGATTAACCGCAACCGTCGCAGAGATGTCCCATCATTGGAGAGAATCGTTGTCGCAGTTGATCCGCCAAAGGAAGATGCCGTTGGCTCTGACGAATGCGGAATCGGAGTCGTTGGTGTTGGGTCTGACAAAAGAGGATACGTCCTTGATGACTTCTCTCTCGTGGGGAACCCGCACAAGTGGGGCAACGCTGTCGTCACCGCATTCGATAAGTGGGGAGCAGACACTGTCGTTGTTGAAAAGAACATGGGCGGACAGATGTGTGCATTCACAATAGAAACAGCGCGACCGGGAATCCCGATCATAGAGGTGACAGCGACCCGAGGTAAACACATTCGTGCGGAACCAATATCCGCGCTTTACAGCCGAGACTTGATTTCCCATGTGGGTGCTTACCCAGAGCTAGAGTCGCAGATGTGCAAGATGACAGCAGGCGGGTACGCTGGCAACGGATCGCCCGACCGGGTTGACTGGATGGTCTGGGGATTCACAGAAATATTCAGAGACATGTTGGAAGTACCACGCCCACCGAGAAAGAAGGGCAGACCTTCCTCGGCAGGCTGGGCAGGTTAGTGGGTTACGGCGAACAGTTGAACGCCTTCGGGGTCAGTGTGATCCCACGACTTGTCTCTGCCGCAAGCCATGCCGTGAAACATTCCGCCGTTATATGTGTTGCCTTCTTTGACGGTTTGTTCGTGAGCGACTTGCGCGGCTTCTTCACTGTCGTAGTAAAGGATGCCGAAGCAGATTCTCTCATCTGATTTTACATAACCTTTGAGGTGTCTCATGATTTACTCCTTTAGTTAAATGAATAATTCTTTATTACTTAACCATTATAGCAAATGGGTTTTTCGGGACAGGCGATTCGACCAGCAAAGACGCGGGATTTAGCCACTTGAGGATCTAGGATGCAGATAAAAAAAAACCTTGACACCGAGGAGACAGGCTTTGCGCTTGGTCGAACCGAGGTATTGACGAGAAAAGCAATGCGAGAGAGACAGGTACGCATGTAAAAAAAAATAAACAGGGCAAACCTCAAAAGGAGAAACCGATGGAGAGTGAACAGGCACAAAAAATGGTTCGGGATAAGCGTGAACTGCTGGGCCAACTAAAAAAAGAAATAATGTTAGTGAAGGAAGTAGCCCGGTATTATGTCCATGAGATGGTGAAAGCCCAGTACATGGGCGCAGTCGATAACGGGTACATCACCGATCAGGAAGGCCACCACAAGTATTCGCTTGAGATGATAAAGTACGATAAAATAATGTCATTAGCGGGGCATGGCAGTTTCAATCCCTCGCACAGGATCAGCATGAATAGCGGATTTTATTCCCCACAGCCTACGAAGCAAGATGGAGAAAAATAAAGTCTGGACTTATCTCATTGTGATGGTGGCACAGTTTGCCATCGAAATTTACTTGACGAGGGAAAAATGAAAGTAGACACTGCAATAGAACACATTAGGCTCTGGCTGGATGGGGATCAAGTGAGCCAGATCGTAGTACACAAACAACCGGGAACTACCGGGGAAGTAACGCTCCAAATGACGCAACAGTTCAGAGAAGAACCACACTTTGAAAATGCGGTAAAAGATAGACGCTAAAACTTAATAGACCAAATCGAAATCATCGAAGGTCACTGCGGTAAGAATATGAAGGCTAATCATGAGCCTGCTCCGTTCTTGCTAAAGTGGCCTTTTTTATTCGGAGCTAAAGCATGGCGGAAGACTCGCAAGCCAACGACAGGCCAAGGGGCAAAAAGAGAGACACCGAGGAAGCTGGATACAACTCTGGTGACAGCGACCTAGATCTCGCCCTCGAAAGATTTAAGGACTCCGACGACAACTCTGATTATAATCGCCAACAGTATGAGAAAGATATTGAGTTCGGAAGGATGGGCGACCAGTGGGATGGGGCCACGAGGAACCAGCGCAAAGAAGAAGGCCGACCGTGCCTCACTATTAACAAGCTCCCATCATTTATTCGACAGGTAGTAAACGAGTCACGCCAGAACAAACCCGGCATCATCATCAACCCAATCGACAGCGGAGCAGATCCAGAAACGGCGAGGGTGCTGAACGGGATCGTCCGTGCAATCCTAAGAAACTCCAACGCCGACCAAGCATTCGACACAGGCATCGACTGTTCAGTCAGTGGTGGGTTCGGGTTCATGCGGGTCGATATAGAATACGGACACGAGCAAACATTCGACATGGAAGTGAGAGTCAAGCGGATCATGGATCCACTGACCGTCCACTGGGATGTGACGACCGAAGCCTTCGACGCAGAGGACTGGAAATATGGATTCGTTTCTTCGTTGATCAGCGAAGCCGAGTTCAAGCAGGAGTACCCAGACGCAGAGCCGATTGACTTCGCAGAGGGTTCTCAGGAAGATATTTATAATACTTGGAAAAGCGCAGAGCATGGCGTGAGAGTCGCAGAATATTTTGCCAAGGAAGAAGAGAAGCACGAACTCTGGTTGATTCAAGGGTTCGGCTACCAACGACCTGACGGTGAAGTGGTCGACACCAAAGCTATTCGCAAAGATGCGCTGCCCGGTCTGGCGCGACAATGGGGCGAGTCAATGGGGGCTGAGATCCCTGAAAACATTAGCGACGAAGATCTCATTGCTTACTTCTTTGAACTCCGTGGCCTGAAGGTGTTGAAGACCAGAGAAGTCGCAGGCACGAAAGTCGTCAAACGAATCATCACAGGAAAAGAAATCATTGAGCAGTCCGACTGGCCCGGTATTAATATCCCGATCATTCCAGTCTGGGGTGAAGAGGTTGTGACACGCGGCTTTCGTTGGTTCCGGTCAATGATCGCAGATGCTACCGACTCGCAGATCATGTACAACTTTTGGAGAAGCGCGGAGACAGAGATCGTCGCCATGCAACCGAAGAACCCGTGGGTCATGGAAGAGGGCGCGATACCCGCTGACGACGAGAGGAACTGGGAGGATGCTAACAAGAGATCCATTCCTTACCTGACATACAAGAAAGGCTACAAAGCCCCGCAGAGAGCGCAACCGCCGATGGTCAGTCAGGGCGCACTGCAAAATTCTCTACACGCATCCGATGACATGAAATCGATCATTGGAATTTTTGATTCCGCATTAGGAGCAAAATCTAACGAGACGAGTGGTCGCGCCATTTTAGCAAGACAACGCGAGTCCGATGTCAGCAACTACCACTTCGTCGATAATCTTTCTCGGTCAATCACATACCTCGGCAAGATCTTGTTGGAGGTTATTCCCCATGTCTACTCAGCGCATCAGGTTGTTAGAATTGTTGGTGAGGACTCAAAGGAATCTGTCGCCCATCTGATGATGGAGGGTGAAGGCCAAAGTCTTCCAGACATGCCGGGGCAATATGACACAGCAGGCCTAGAGGCAGATGAACTTGGAAACCTAATTTTTGATAAAGAGAATCCCCCAAATAGATTGTACGACCTGAACTTAGGCAAGTACGACGTGACAGTAAAGGCAGGCCCATCCTATGCTTCCAAAAGAGAAGAGACGAGAGAAACTCTTATCGAAATTATGCGACAGGTTCCGGGCTCTGCCATGTTATTGGGTGACATATTGTTGGAACACATGGACTTTGAAGGGGCGGAAGAAGTCGCCGAAAGATTGAAAGCATTCGCGGCAACACAAATACCGGGAATGGCTAACATGACCGCAGGCGCGGCGGCTGGGAATCCACCTATGCCACCGGGTCAGCAAAATATTGTATCGCCAGCCGCAGTCACTTCTCCACCGGGTAACGTACCAACACCGGGAGGCAGTGGTGCAGGGGCTGGAACACAATTTGTCCAAGGAGCATCAGCATGAACGTAGAAACAGAACCGGAAGCAATCGCTAACGACCGTCCCGCGACGGAAGATGGAACTGCTCCAAAAGAGATCGTAACCGATCCAGTAGAAGACGAAGTTGATCCAACGCTAGAGGTAGGAGATCCAGACACTGACACTGACACTTCGGATGACGAAGGAGACGAGGACGGGGACGGGGATTTTACAGATGGTGATGATGACGATGTTGAAGGCGAGTCCGACGAGGATGAATACCAATTCGATTTCGGCGGAAACAAATACAACGCCCCAAAAAAGGGTACGTCTAAAGAAGCCGCAGAAGCATTGCAAAACTACGGCAACGGATTGCAGACATCTTACACTAAAAAATTCACCGCTCTATCCGAAGCGCACAAAGTCATGGAGAATCGTGTCGAGTCCGTTTCAAAACTAGAGTCGATGAACAACCAAACTCTTAACGAGTACGCGCAAGGTTTAAGCCTAAAAACTGAAATCGCAGAACTGGAGAAAATTGATTTAGATCCTTATCTCCGATCAGATGACAATCGTGATCATATTGAAGCGCAAAGGATTCAAAATGCAATTGCCCAAAAAACGAGACAGTTTAACAACCACCTCAATAATGTGAATCAACTAGGACATCAAGCCAACGAGGTGCAACGTCAGGAGAATGTAAGGCGTTACGTCGAAGGTTCGGCAATGATGGATAAAAGGA